GTCCGGGGGCAGTGTTTCCCACGCGGCCTGCAACACGCCGATTGCGATAAATGCCTGCACAGAAAACCAGCGCCACGCGCGGCGCGCATTAGGGACGAGCCTCATTTCTTTGGTCCTTTCATCAGTGACAGAATCCACAGGAAGAATGCATCCCATGCCGATACGGGTTTTTGCGGCGCATAGGCTGGTGCCTTGCCGTACCAAGCCGGGACGTTGAAGCCCGGACAGGCCTTCGCGGCGTACTCGTTGTGGCCGCTGATCTTGGAGATGATCGGGTACTGCCGTCGCAGATCGGCAATCAGCTTGCGCAGAGCCAAATCCTGTTCCGGCGTGAAGTTCTTCGCAAAGGCATCTGTTTCTGCCGACCCATGCCCGCCGAAAAGGGCAATGCCGATGGTGCCGGTATTGTGGCCCATAACATGCGCGCCTTCCTTTTCCACGGGGCGACCGGGGGCAACCTTGCCGTCGCGGTCGATCAGGAAGTGATAGCCGATGTCCTTCCACCCGCGCTCTGCAACATGCCAGCGCCGGATTTCAGCAACCTTTTGCCCCAGGGACTTGCCAGCCCACCATTCGGGCCGGGTTGCGGTGCAGTGGATTATGATTTCGCCAATCGGTCTCATTTGCCACTCTCCACATCAATCCCAAAGCGCAAGCTGATTCCGACCATCGCTAGAAAGCCTAGAAACAGCATCACCGCGCGGGCGGTGCGCGTGCCAGACTCCACGCCGATTGTGACGGTTGCCATTCGTTCCAATAGGCTGCGCTGCTGACCCGGCTGCGGCATCATCAAGGCGTCATGCAATTCCCTGACAAGCGCCTGCGTTTCCGCCTGCCGGGTCTTTATCTCTTCAAACTCGGCGCGTGTGACGGAAGCCTGTGGATGTGTCATTGCGCTTCCCCCAATGGCGGCGGGATAATTGGCTTCATCCCTTGCAGCAGAACAGAACCCTTGAACAAATACATGATCGAGTTTGGATGCACGCCGTCGCTCAGGTGGCTCTTCCAGTTTGGATACCAGCGGGTAATTGCGTCGAATTGTTCAACATAGGCCGCACTAGGTATTCCGCGCGACGACTGGACAAGACCCGCAATCATTTCCGATCTAACAGGGTCAGCGACGGGGTTTGGCGTTTCGATTACCAGTTTTTTGCCCGCGCACAATTCCGCAAGTTTGTGCCAGTTTGCCGCTTGCGCAGCATTCGTCAGCCCCGGCGTGAAGCTGTCATTGATACCCCAATTCGCCACAATCATCCCGGCTTGGCTTTTTGCCAAATGCCCTGGTAGCCATTTGAGCGCATCAGCAAGCGTTTCGCCGCCCCGAGCAAAGCACCGGCAATCCATTCCGGTCTGACCGGCAACAAACTGCCACGGTGCAACAGGTGCAGGGCTGGCCGCGCCACCATAGACGGACACCCCAACCTGCGTGCTGTCCCCGTGAAATTCAATTATCATTTTCTGAAACCCAAGACAGAATAACGGCAGGAAAAGGTGCCGCTGCTCGGGATCAGGCGGGCAATCGTGTAATTGCCTGCGGTCGGCATCCGGCCAGTGCCGACAACGGTTTGGTTTGTTGCGGTCCCGGCAACATCTGTTACACCACCATAATCAAACAGTGCATTGATCCCTGCTGCGCCATTAAACCCGCTTAGCGTAAGCCTGCCCACATTTGGCAATACACCTGTTGTTCTGGCCGCAACCGAAAGGTTAAAGGCAGTCTGGGTCGCGTTGCTAAAGTTTGGTGCGGAATTTGATTGAAACATAAAGCTCAAGTTGTAGGACGATGCCGTGATCCATGTTGGTGATCCAAGTGTGCCGGTGCCAACCTGAACTTGCACTTGTCCATTGTTTATAGACGGCACCACGTCTTCCGCAAGAATTTCAATCCTGTCCATGTCGGAAGGAATAAGGAACGCAAAACCGCTGCTTGCCGAAAGCGTTCCTTTTTCGATTTTCTCGTATGCCACACCAAGGTTCGTCCGCGCCGCCGCTGCCGTGGTTGCCCCCGTACCCCCGGCGACAATCGGGCGGGCCGTGTTTGCGTCCGATTCCAGATCGGAGATCAGCGTGTTGAACGCCACCGAGTCGATGATGGCGTTATCGACGGCGGCGCTGCCCGCTGGAAGGCTGTAGACCCCGGAGCCGTTTCGACTCATGGCAAACTCCTTGATTTCCGCCCGAAGGCGCATATGTTGGGGGGATGGAACACACCTCGATCTTCACCGATGTGTTTGCGGCCAATGCCGTATTCGCTGTTTTTCTGTGGGGCTTCGTTCAGATTAGCAGGATCAAGGACGAAGCCAAAATCCCTGCACGCGTTTATGCCGCAGTGCTGGTGCCGCTGGCCATCTTCCTGCTTTGCCTTACCGCGTCTGGAGTGACGCCGCCGTTCCTAGCCGCAGTCTCTGCTCCATAAGGTCGCGCAGGGCGGTTGACGCTTGGGGCAAGTTGGGCAGGCCCCCATTGGCGACAAGCGCGCGAAGGGTCTCCGCCTTCCGGCGCGTCACGCCTTCCGCCAGCTTGCGCGTACCAGCGGCGGCACCTAAACCCGCCACCAAGCCGGAAATGCCGCCTGCGAAACCCGCTCCGCCGATCTGTGCTAATTGCCCAAGACCACCGCCGAAAAGCTGCAACAGTTGCTCGGGAAAACTCCCGTTCACTACACGGCGCATCGCGGCCTTTTCGGCTTGGCTGAACCGGGCTGCAAGTTTCTTGTTTTGCAGGATATTCTTGAACTGTTGGCGGATGCCCGAAGATGCCCCGGACTTATAGTTTTCGCCCGCTTCAATGGCCGTATCGATCATCTGGCTTTTCGACATGCGGGACCACACATCGCGCGCCTTCGGGATTGCATCCTGTAGCGCGCGAACGTCTCCGGCAACCACATCATTCGGGCCAAGGTTCTTTATGAAATCATCAAGCCCTTCGATAATGGTCATCCCGGCCTTCTGGTCGGTCTTGTTTGCCACGTTCCCGGCTGCGGCACCCGCTTGGCGTCTCATTTGGTCCAGCGCCTTGAACGGAAGTGCAGCGGTCGGGTCAACACCCATGCGGGCGGACGCCTCGCCCATAATCTGATTTGCACGCGCGCTGTTTGGCGTAAGGCTTCCGGGACCGGGCAATTCATCAAAGCCAGTATTGGCCCTCAGATCGTCGAGGATGCCCCCGCGCGCCCGGTCAAACGCCTGCGGGGCAATCTGTACCCCGGCGTCGTCAACCTGCTGATAAAGGGCGTTCCCCATTGCCCGCAATTCATCGCTGGAAGGCGCGCCTTTAGCCGCTTGCCGAATGGCGGATTGCGTAGCACGGCTTTGCATCAGGGATTGCAGCGCTGAACCCGCGACGGGGACAGCCGCGCCGATGCCCGCGCCAAACTTTGCCGCATCGTAAGCGTTCTGCATTCTCGGCTTAAATCCGCCTTCGGCATTATTGAACCCGGCCACAGCAGACAATCCGCCCGTCACCGCCCCGCTTTTCAACATGCGCGCGCCAAGGCTTCCCGCCGTGCCTAGCGCGCCAATCGGGGCGGCCAGGGCAGGCAGTACATCAGCGGCAAGGGACGCGCCGGGGTTGGTTTCCCGGACTGACGATTGGTCTGCGCGGTACTTTGCAAGCTGGTCATCATACCCGCCGCGACCGATCAAGCTATCTGCCGCCGCCGCCGCCTCATCACCGACAAGGCCAAAGGTCAGAGCGTTGCCACCCATGTTCAAAAGCGTTCCCAGCTTTTCGCCCTCGTTCATGGTCAACGGGTCATTGTCCCCGATGACGTTTTCCTTCAACGACTGCCAGATGCTTTTTTCGGCGGGCATAGGCGTGCTTTTGGCACGCTTTGCCAATTCCAAGAATCGCTTGGCACCAGATGCATCCCCTGCCTCGTGTGCGGCGCGCGCGCCTCGCATCAGTTCATCATACGTTGCCATCAGGGGTTAATCCCATATTGCCGGAACAAGTCGTCATCGGTAAGCTCCAGCGAAGGTGCCGCGCCGCCGGATATCACATTGCCAGTTTGATCCATCTGCCACCGCCCTTCACCATAGGCGATGTCCAGCGCAAGCTTTTGGTAAGCCTTTGCCGCACGGACGTATTCCTTGGCGCTGGTCGAACTATTCATTGCGGTTACAGAGTTGCCGATTGCGCGGCGTTCGTTATCTGTCAGCGAACCAACCGCGCCACCCGTGGGGCTATTGTCGCGCATGTTCTGAACTTCCGCCAAAGCGGCGCTGTCGGTGATCTGATTTGTGCGATTGGCAAAATCTACGGCACTGTCGCCGGTCAGCGCGCGACCAAGCCCCGTGCGGCGGGCATCGCCCGCAACGCCCGTGACTGGCAATCCGCCGTCTTCAATTTCCGCGATATTCAGGCTGATGTTTTCCAGCGTAGAGCCAAGCTTCAACTTGACCTGCGCGTCCTTTTTGCCACCCTTACTAGCCAGTTGTTCCTGCTCAACGGCGGCGGGACCACCTGGAATTGGGCTGGCAACGCCGGTCACGGTGTCTACGCGCCAACCGGCGGGAACGCCCGCGTCGGTGCCGTAGACATATTGCCCCGTCCCCGCGCCGCCGATCTGCAAACCGGACATGTCCACCATCGGCCCATCAGCAGCCTGCACGCCGCCCACCGGAACCCAGCCTTGGCCATCCCATTGCGCTTTGTATTGCTGGCCTGTGGCCTCGTCGTAGAAGGTCTCCACTTGCGGCGGACCCGCCATTTGCGGGTTGCGCATCGCGTCAATTTCAAGCTGCGCGCGTTCCAGTTCCAGCGCCTGCATCGGATCGGGCGGCTGCATCTGCGCCAACTGCTGTTCAAGCAACGCGCCCAGAACCATCTTGTCGCCCTGGGGGGCGTAGGGGTCAGCCATGATTTCCATGATTGCCGGGATCGACGCGCCGGGGTTCATCCCCGTGTATTCGGCAACGCGCCGTTCCAAATGTTTCGGGGCAGGCCGCAGGAAGTCTTTTGCAATGGCCGCAGCCGCACTACCGGCATCCGGGGCGGCAAAGATGTTGCGCGCCGCACGGGATTCCGGCCCCTGCAATTCGGTCATCAGGAAGTCCAACTGCACGTTCGCATCGCTCGGGGCCGCGCCACGTGCCGCCGCAAATTTTTCCAAAGCGACACGACGCGGGCCGGTCCATTGCGCCAGCCCAAACCCGCCGCGCGACCCCGGAACGATAGGAGCCGCCTCGTTAATGCCGGGGTCCAGTCCGCTTTCGTCTTTGAAATTCATCAAAAAGCCATCGGCGATGTGCGGGGCCATCCCGCGCTGAATCAGGCCAGCGCGAATTTCCGCTTCCCGGCCTTGCGGGTTTACACGGTCCACAGCCTTGATAATTGACGGATCAAGTCCGGCAGGGTTTGCCGTGACCGGCATGGACGGGCCAGGATTGAACGCAGGCGCGCTACCACCCAAGGCACCGCCCATCAGCGCGCCCAGAACAGAGCCGCGCTTTTCGTCATACGCCGCACGGCCCGCCGCGTCCCCGGCGTCCGCTTGATTCATCAGCCGACGGTATGCGATAGCCTGCCCCCAAGACGAAAGCCCTTCGCCGAGGTTCTGCGGGGTCCGCAGAGCGGCAAGGCCAAACCGCTCCGCCGTCCTGCGCTTCGACTGCAAGGACTCGTAGGTGTCAGGCGTGCCTTTGCCGAAGATATACCCTGCTTGCGCCATTATCGCCCCATCCCAATGCCTTTGAACGGCCCAAAACCGCCCATGATTGCCGAGGAACCCAAGCCGAACAGCCCGCCGATGACGGCATTTCGGTTTTGCTGGTCTTGCTGCCAGTTCTGCATCTGCTGGCCGTAATTCGCCTGTATCAGCCCCGCGTTGTCGGTCGTCGGAATACCCGCTGGGGTATTGACGCCATAATTCGGCATTGACACCTGCGACCCCGAAAGCAGCGCCGAAAGTTCGTTCAACGGCTGGTTCCGAATAGACTGCAATTCGCCGAACGCCTGCCCGCGACCCTGCAATGCAAGCTGGTTGTAGGCTTGGTTTTGCGTGTTGCCCTGCTCGTTCAAGGCGCGGTCGTATGCCGCCGAACCCAACTTGATGCCCTGATTAGACAGGCGGGTTTCCAGATCGCCACGTTGCCGTTCAAACATCGGATTCAGCGTGCTGGACCCAAGTTCAAAGATGCGCCGTTCAATCGCGGCTGTATCGGGGTTCCAGGGCTGCGACATGGAATTGACCACGTTGCCGGATTGATTTCGTGCCGCCGTGGCAAGGTTCTGCTCGGCCCCCTGCCGGGTGTCGTAAATCGCTTGCGCCGGGGCCGACAGCCTTTCCGTCGCCGTGTATTGCGGCAACTGGTACGTTACCCCCGTGTAAGGGTCGGTGAAGGCGCTGGAACCCGTCTGGTTATAGGTCAGCGTGGACCCATCCGCGCCAACGCGGTTGACGTTCTGCAATGACGTGTTTGCCAGCGCCGTTGCAACGCTAGTGCCGGTCTGCGCCTTTGATACGTCAACGGGATTCGGTGGGGCCGGGGCCTTTTGCTTTCCCATGATTACTTCCTCCCCATCAGCATTTGCATCATTGCTTGGTTCAAGCCCTGCATCGGCATGACAGCGGACGTAGGGCGCGGCTGTTGCTGCTGCTGCCAATTCGGCGGCATGACAGCCGACGCGAAGCGCGGCTGTTGCGATTCCTGCCAATCGCGGGGCATCACGGCAGACGCGGGGCGCATGGGTTGCCCGCCGGGTTGCATGTTCTGCATCCCGCCATACTGCGGCATGTTCTGCCGCATGTTTTGCTGCGCGCCATATTGCGGCTGCATTGGTTTTTGCATCCGTCCGGGCATTACTTGCTTTCTGGACTGCATAGCTGGCGGTCGCGCCCCGATACCTGTACCCATCACATCTTCCTTTTTCGCCATGCTTCCACGGTCAGGGTTGCAATCGCTTCATCGTCAGTCCGGCCACGCAGCCGAGGAATGATATATTCATCCGCCCCTAGTGATTTCCAAATGCGCCGCACCCGCGTATTATCGACAGAGTGTCGCGCAATAACCAACTGACACCCCAACTGGTCAAACGGGTATCCGAAGATTGTCCTTAGCGCCGATTTGGTGCACCAGTCCCGCCGCGTAGATGCCGCACTGATTTCAATGGTTGCCGCTTCCGGGTTCCAGTTGTGATAGACAAAACCCGCCACCAAAGGCGTGCCAAACCCAATGGCCGCGCATTCGCCGAACCCCCGCGCAAACCCAAGTTCCCGCGCGACAAATGCCGCCACATCTTCTTGGGTCAAATGCCGCCCGGTTCTATCAGAACATCAATCGCCAGCAATTCCGCCGAAGGGCGTCCGGCACCATTCACGACGATCTGCAACTGCGGGGCAATGACCTGACCATTTGCACCAACTGAAATCCAGCCGGTATCATACGTCCCGCGCACCGCGCTTATATCGCCCGAACCCCAGCGGCTAACACCCCACCGGGCCACGCCCCAATAGGCACCATCATTTGCCGGAACGGCGGTAGATGCAGGCGCGGCGGGGAATATGACCGCGTAGTTTGTTGCAACAGACAGTTGCGGTGTTAACGGGCCGGATGACAAAAACCGCCCCCGGATCATCCCTACTGTTTTTTCTGTTGCCGCGCCGCCAAGGTCAGATGGCATGTAGGACAGCTTGCAGATATACGCCGCCCCCTCATCCGAACCGCCGACTTCCGCCGCATAAACAAACCCCGCACGGTCGCCGAAATACATCTGCTCATTGAACACCGTAGCGGCCTGCACGTCCCAGCCGATATACTTGCACCATGCGCCGGTCTGGATATTGGCGACAAAACTTGTGGTCAGGTCATGCGGCAAGGAAACCATCAGCATGTTTTCGCGCGGCCATTTGACCAGTTCCATTGGCTGATCGACCGTCCGCCGCTTGACTTGCACCCGCCAAGATTGCTCAATCGCCGCAGACATTGCAGACACGTCCATTGCGGCGGGGTCTTTCTGCGTGACCGCAGTAAGCGGGACTAGTCCGGCCTCCGTCCCGATAACCAAGTCACCGCCCGCGCGGAAATGGCACTTAGGGCCAAGCGGCTTTGTGATGTTGTACAGGCCGACCAGCGACCAATCCGCCGCCGATGCTGGGTTTGACCCTTCGTAAACGGCAACCTCGCCTTCGGTTGACACAAACACGATCCGGTCGTCCTGCCCGTCGCCCGTGTCTTGCGACCATGTTGCAATGAACATCAGCGACCCGCCGCGTTGCATGACACCCGTTAGGGACAGGTCAGCCGCCGCGCCCGCGATGCTATCCACGGGCAAATACCACGCTGTCAGGCTGTTCTTCCGCACAAACCAAAGGCGGCTTTTGTGCTTCGACACATAGGACAATTCCGATGATGTAACGCCTGTGATCGAGGTTGTCGCCCAGGTCGTGCCGTTGAACGTCCTGGGGGTATCCGTGCCGTTGACAGCCACAAGAAACTCGCCGCCCGCAGTCCCCATTTGGACCGTATTCCAATACCCCGACGCCATGCCTGAAACGGAAGCCGTAGGGACCGCCAGCGGGTTCAAGGCGGTGATGTCATAGATAGCCGCAGACGTGGCGGCGAATAGCCGGTTTGTGGCCCCTGCCTGATAGGTGAAGATGGACTTCACCCGCGCCCCTACGGTCGCAACCTTTTGCCGCCCGCCGCGCACCCGGCACCCCTGCAAGCCGGGGAAGATGTTTTCCATCACACGCGCAGTTCCCGGCCCGCCCGTGGCGATGTTCAAATTCTCCACCCAACCACCGATGGGGGCGGGGAACGCCACGGGCTGCGCTGTAGGGGCTTGTGCTGTGCGGTTTACCTTGCGGGCGGGGCGCATTATGCCAGCCCCTTGTCGGCGTTTGCCGCCGTCGCCAGATCGGCCTCAAACTCGGCCATCAGGTCTTCATAGGGCAAGCCCTTGGACCGCTTCCACCGATAGATCACCCCACGCGCCAGCAGCCGCTCCGGGAATATGGCCGTGTCGGTATTTGCCGTCACAGCGTCTTTCGTGCCGAGCCAGTTCTTCGACTGGTAGCGGATTGTCACGCCGCCCGCGCCTATAGCCGGGGCAAAGAGGATGCTTCCCCCTTCCAGCCGGAAATAATTCTGCGCAGACGGCGTGCGGGACAGCAGTTGCCACAGTTCCGGCGATGTCACCAGACGCGCGGGGTTGTATCCCGTGCCGACTATTACCGGCCCGGTTTCTGCCAATTCCTGAAAATCGGCGGGCAAGGCAACCGATGCCACGCTTGCCGCCGTGAACGATACCGCCCCGCGCGCCCATTCGTTGCGCGTGTTGATCTCCCGGCCCGCCGCATTGAGAAAGGCCGTGATCTGGCGCATTTCAAAAGACCCGTCGCTGATGACGGGCGCGGCGCGGTCAATACCGCACTCGGCCAGAATTTCGGGCAGGATGTCGATAATCATGGGTTCACCCCTGCAACGCGATACGGCAGTTTGCCAAACCGCTTGATACGGTCGGCCCGCAGGATTTCGGCAATGAGGTTGCTTAGGACCACATCACAGGCTTGCGCCTTTTCAACGTCCAGTTTCGCCAGGTAGACTTGCCGCATCATGGCGTAAATGTAGACTTCCGGCTCCGCGACGATCAGCCAATTCGTGCCGGTCGTTTGCAGGGTCGGGATTGCCGCGTAGTAGTGCAGCGTTACAGGCGTGTTGGCGTAGGTCGTCTGCAACTGGTGGCCCTGAATCGTGTAACCGGGCGTCAGCTTGTCTTCGACCGACGGCAAGGCCGTGTTGCGCACGGGCATCCCGGCGATGAATAGCGACCGCAATTCGCTGTAATCGGCGGGCAGGTTCACGTTGCCGCTGGCATCCGTTGTGAGGGTGGCGACGGTTTCATTGGCCCCGATGCGAAGACGCTTTTTCAGGTCCACCTCGGCTAATTGCAGGTAGAGCGAGGCGCGCGTAGGAAGGCCGCTGTCACCTGTCCGTTCAACCGTTTCGGCTATGAGTTCGGGAAGGTCCATTATTGCCCCGCCTGCGCTTGATTGGGTTGCATCATGCCGCCCATCATTAGGCCCGCGATGCCGTATTTGCGGATGATGTCGATTAGGCTGTCATCGAAGACGACATAGTTGCGGGAACCGTCGCCCGCGCCGCGCGATCCGGCGTCTAGGTAGCGGATGCCGGGGATGCCGCGTTCGCGCAGGGCTGCGGTTGCCGGTGCCGTGTCATTCGTGCCACCCGCCAACTTCGCGTAAGCCATGCGGCCCGACATATTGCCAATGTCGGCACCTTCCGGCGCAACGTAACCAGTTGCCCCCAACGCATCCCTGACCGCCTGCGGCTGTTCACTCAGCGGTTTGTCCCAATCCAGAAAGTCGGCGGGGTCGGCGTTGATGTTGACTTCGTACATGGAGCCTTTTTGCGCGTCGTTCAGTATCTTGCGGCCAGCCTCAAGTGAGGCGGAAGGGTTTGCATCGCCCAAGTCGGCCAGCGTTTCCATTATGATAGAATCGGGCACGCTGCCATTAGTCAGCATTGCCGCCGCCTGCCGCGAATGATCCGGCCCCGCGTAGAAAAGCACGTCACGATATGCTGGCGACAACGCATCCCTGTAGCCCCGCGCCACCCCCTCGTTCTCCGCGAAATACAGCCCATGCCCATACGCCTGCGCGCCCTCGCCCGTGCCGATCTTGTCCATGCTGAACTTGTCGAAGCTGTGCGGCGAGCCGTGGTAAGCCCTGATGCCTTTCTTCGGTCCCATAAGGCCGGGTATCGGATTGCTGTAGAGCGTAGGCATCGGCCCCGGCTGGTTCAACCGATCCACAACCGTTGCCCCCGCTTTCTGCGCGCCCGTCGAAAGCCCCGTAAAGGCGTCCGCCACCGCAGAGGCCGCAGGAACGCCCACCTTGCTTGCAGCCACCATTGGGGCGGCAAACCCGGCAACGCCGCTGAGCATGTCCCCTGCGGCCTGCACGCGGCCCATCGGCGCGGTATCGGGCGCAAGCATCCGCTGCGATGCCCGCATGGACCCGCCAAGCGTCTCCACAGGGTTCAACATGCTGTTCAGCGCCCGCAGTCTGTCAGGGATGCCGGTAGGGCCAAGGTAGTAGTCCAAGTCAAAGCCCCGCATCGGCGCGACCTTCGGCTGTTCCACCGGCTTCATCTTGCCGACTTTCGGCGCGTCCACCCGTGGGGGCATCATGGCGTATTGCACGGGTGGCTTCATCGGATCACCGGGTCTTGAACTTCGGGTTTTCCGCAAGCCAGCGGTCGATATACCGCCCGTCCATCTGGCTTTGCGCCTCTTCCAATTCGGCGTAGAACGTATTCAGCGGGACCGACGCGATACGCGACCAGTCGCCGTGCTTTGTCCCCGCCGCTGCCGACCGCGCCGTGTGGTTGGCTTCCAGCACGTCATCTACCCGGTAGTCGGTGCGGAAGGTGGTCGAGCCGTCATCGTTGACGGTCTTCCATACCTGCCGCCCGGTTTTGAAATCGTAGTCGAAAAGCGACCACGCGCCGTCCCGGATGGTCACTTTTCACCCGGAAAAGCGTCTGCCCTTTCCGCCTTGCCAGCGGCAATAAGCGCCTTGGCTTGGGTAAGCGGCAGTTCAATCACCTGGCCCGCGTCAACGCGAACGTCTTCTTCCGGCCAGTAGGCATATTTCATCAGAACGGGGGTGGTGGTTTCTTTCGTCGCCATTGGGGCGCTCCTGATAAGGGTGAAGGGCAGGCCGTGAAGCCTGCCCCGGTGTCATTAGGTGGAAACGGTCAGGCCGAACACGTCCTCGACGCTGCCAAGACCGGCCTCGTTTTTGACGCAGAGGGTGTGCTCGCCGATGATGACGCCCGCCTTCGAGTCGGCATTGGTCGTCACTTCCGGGTCCGACGCGATTTTGCGCAGAACCTTCATCGCAAGCATTTCGTCGTCGATCAGGTGAACGCGACGGGCAACAGCCGCCGAAGTCGCCATGACGCGGTTCGGAACAACCGCGATCCGGCCAAACGGGCCTTCGTAGTAGTCTGCCGTCGCAATGATGGTCCGCTTGTTGTCGGCAGAAACCGCCATGCGGAAGGGGGCCACGTTGGTATCCGACATGAAGGTGACGAAAACCGACTTCACGTAAGGCGACACAACCGCAAACTTGATGTTTGCGCCCGAAACGTAGGACGCTTGCATCGTCGTATCCAGAAGTGCCTTGGTGAAGGCCCGCTGCGTACCGGGCGTAGCCGCCACGGTCAGCTTGGTGCCGGTGTTGTAACCACCGTTTGCACCCGTGGCACCGCGCGAGACGTTCGTGACGTACCAAGACGGCAGGCCACCCATCACGCGGGTTGCACCAGCGACAGACGCGGAATTGCTGATGATGGCAAGTTCCGTGTCTTTTTTCAGTTCGATGGCGCGCTTCAGCTTGACAGTTTTTTCCTGTTCGGCCTGGCCCGCGTTGTCCACCGACTGCTGGGTTTTGGAGATAACCCAGTCTTTGCGCATGATCTGCGTGTAGTTGCCCACACGGGTCACAGGCGTAATGGCGGCGAAGGTGTAGATGTCACCTTCAAGCTGCGCGTTTGCAGCCGGTGCCGCCAGTGTGTCAATCTCCCATTCCGGGAAGATCGAGGTTGTCGATTCCTTCGAGATCATCGAATAAATCGGGGTGTCTTCCGGGGTGATGCGAGACACCACATCGGACAGGGATTCACGGTTGCCTTTCGGGCTGGCCGTGGTGAAGGTGTTGGTGATAACAGCCATAACGCTACCTCATGGGTAGGCAACTACTCGAAGTCGATCCGCAGAGCGTCCTTCCAGTTGCCGGATTTTGTGAGTGCGTGCATCGCCTTCTTGTTGGCTACATTCACCGGCGCGACTGCCGGTGTGGCCTTTCCCATCCTCGGGGTTTCAATCCGCTTCTTCGCATTGTTGCGGTTTTCCTCGGCCTTCTGCCCCAAGCGGGCGAAGTGAACGAGGCGCAATATGCGATGATCGGCGGTCGCGCTGATTTCATCATCGGTAAATCCAAACGCCTTCGCGGCGGCCTTTACCGACTGATCAAACGCTACCCTTTTCACCGGGTCCGCAAGTGCTGGCATGGCTTTCAGCAAAGCAGCTTGTTCGCGGTCGCGGTATTCCCGAAGTTCAGCCTCCGAAACCGCCTGATTGTGCGTGTCGACCTGCCCCTTGATGCTGACCAGTTGACCCAACTCGGCGATTGCGTTTTCACGCAAGGCCCGCTGGTACTGATAGCGTCCGGGGTCGGTCTGCGCCAACTGCAGGGGCGGCTCGGGGGGGATTAAGCCTTGCAGATACCCGCCAAGGTTTTGCAACGCGGTTTCCAAGACAGATGTGCGCTCGGCAAGCGCGGCCTTTGTGGCCTCTACCGCTTTCCGCTCCTGCGCAACTTCCGTCGTTTTCTGCGTGTAGTCCCTCTGCCGGAAATATCCGGCTTTAAGGTCTTTCAGGGTGACTTTCTCGTCCCCGTCCAGTGTGACCATCACGCTGTCATCTTCTTCCGCCGGTTCCGCGTCGGGTTCTTCGCCCTGGGGTTCTCCGTCCGGTTCGCTGTCGTCTTCGAGTGCATCAAGGGCGGATTCGAGGGTGTCAAGAGATTGATCCTCGGCCTCGCCTTCTACGGCCTGCTCGTCGTCAAAAGCGTAGTCTTCGCTAACCTGTTCGGTTGCGTCCATTCTCAGCATCCTTTGCTGGTGAAGTTAAACGACGGCCCTTGAAACCGGAGTGGTCTTGGCCCTCACAAGGGCTTCCAACTTCCATTTCAATGACCGTATGGCGCGCACTTCGCCTAAAGCGTTGCGGCGGCATTCATCATCGCCCAGCTTTGCGCCGATTGCCGTTTCAATGGCATCGCGCTCAAGCTGTGCAAAAATCTCTTTGACAGTCTTGCTGTCCAGCAGGAATTGGGCTTCACCGGCGCTCATGCGGGCATCCTGATCACAACCGGCTCCATCGAAACGCAATGGCAGGCACTTAGGCTATCGTCCCCAAATTCTGCCCCGATAGCCGCCGTGCAATCCGAGATTGCCTTTTGCGCGGTCACACCTTCGCCCTTTTCGCCCCACCAATCACAAGCGTTCAAGACCTTGCGAAACCGGTTTGGCATCGGCACGCATTCCGCGCCGGGTAGACAACGACAGGCCGAAAGTTGCATTTTAGATTCACCTGCGCTCATATGCTGTACCCACCGGAACCGCCTTCATTCATCATCCGCTTGTATTCGGGAAGAAGGCCGCGCCGCGCGCATCTGTCATAGCCCATAGTGGCAATCACGCCTTTGAAGGAAAGCCCCGCTTGGGGAAGGGTCGGGTGGAAGGCAACAAGGCTTCGGTCGGCTAGAATGGCCTCATAAGCGTCAACTCGCTCTTTCAACTCAACGCCGCTGGATAGGCGATAAGGTGCGCGCTTCAAAGCCTCTGCCTCAGCACCAGATAAGATGCTTTGCATCTTCGCTCACATTGCGCTCCAAGTGCCGGTAGTTGGGAACAAAGAACTCGTTTCGCGTATTCTGCGCCACATGTAGCGCGTGCGCTTCCTGCAAAAGGCGCAACGGACTCATCGCCATTTCGGCGTGCTTCAAAAGCATTTTCGGGCAGGAAAGATACCTTGGCTTCATAACACCCCCAAAAGCAGCAATGCCGCTTCATCCCGCCGTCTGCGCCGCATCTTCACAATGCGCGCCAGTTCGGCCTCAATCACCCGCACCAAGGCCGCGTGGCCCCGCTGTCGTTCCATCCCAGCGCGCAGGGCGTCCGAAATGGCCCGTGCAGCCGCTATCTCCGCTTCCCCGACCACTGCCGCCGCAACCGGGGCAAAGGCCACCAGCGCCGCCTGTGCGGCTTCCTGCGGGGCATCCTCGGCCATAGCGGCCAAGGCGTCCTCAAACTCCTTGATCTGCCGGTCGCGGAAAAACCGCTTGACCACATCGCCGCCGTCATCGGCAACAATCCGGATCGGCGCTACCGGGCCGAAGTACCCGCGCGCAAAGTAGGTCGGGGCAAAGTAGCCCCCGAAATATTTAGACACTTGTTGTCACTGCCAAGCGGTTGCCGTTGGCGTCCACCGTCGCAACAATCCTGTCTGCCGTGTCGCTGACATCGCGGATTGTCACGGTTGGCGTTCCGGCTCCGCTGATTTTGCCCGCTAGGGCCGCTGCGATAATCTGCATCAGTTCCCGTGCGGTAAAGCCGCCTTCCAGCACTTCGCCCCATACCGCTTGCGCGATAGATTCCGCCGTGAGACTGCCCGCGACAACAACGCCCGTGGCCGTGCCGCCAAGGGGTAGCACCCCCGATGCAATGGCACCGGGAAACTGCGCAGTGCCAGCACCGGAACCCGTGAGTGGCAAGGTGCCGCTGGCAACCGCGCCGATCTGGGCCGTTGCGGTGGCAGTCCCGCCAAGGGGCAAGTCCCCATTGGCCGCGCCGTTGACGTTGACCTTGCCCGTAGCTGTCCCGGCTAGGTCCAGCGCCCCGGTAGCCGTGGCAGTGATCGGCGCGGTGCCAATGACGCCCGTAGCGGTGCCAGACAGGGGCAGCGTGCCACTGCCCACGGCAGATACGGTGACGGCCCCGGTAGCGTCCCCGCCAAGCGGCAGCGTACCAGCGGCAGGGCCAGATACAGCGACCGCACCCGTTGCCGTACCACCAAGGGGCAACGTGCCGGACGCGGTAGCGGTAGCAGGGGCATTGCCAATGACGCCCGTGGCCGTACCCGTGAGCGGCAGTGTGCCGCTGGCAATACCAGAATTGGCAACGGTGCCTGTGGCCGCGCCTGTAAGGTCCAGAACGCCACTGGCGTTGACGGCGATGATAACGGTGCCAGTTGCAACGCCGGTGAAGCTGATCGTACCGGCAGCCGTGCCGGCAATCCCGCCCCCACCCGCTCCGCCGCCAAGTGCCGGAACCCGTATGCGAAAGGCCATGTCAGCCTCCGATCAGGGGCGGGCGATTGCGGTAGGGGTGCGATGCGGTCAGCAACTCCCTGAACCCGCCGCGCCACGCAAAGTATCCTTGCAGCAAGGCAACCTCATCGGCTGTCCACACGCCGTTGAAATGTACGAGTGCGGCCAGATTGCCGTTGAACCAGTTGGCAGCAGATGGGCTGGCAAAACGGGAACCGAGACGATATGGCGCAACGCTCGATGTTGCGCTCGTGCTTATTGTCCCGTTGGTCCGAAGGCCGTTCACGGCGATGAATGAGGACGATCCATTATAAACCACCGCGACAGCCTGCCACCCGAAGATGGACGTGATCGGGGAAATCATTGTCCCCCCGCTACCATCCCGGACAGCCGTCAGTCGGCCAGTCGTGTTGGAAATTGATAGCCTGCGCCGCGATAGAGCGTTGTCCGCGCCCGTATCGTAGACGTCCTCGCCATTGACGCTTGGGTTTGCACTCCTCAGCACCACAAACACACTCTGGTTTGCGCCGGAAAAAGCCACATCGCTGCTGTCCAGATTGTTCTGGTCCGTGCGTGAGAATTTCAGCGAATGCGGGTCCGACGCAACGCCGGGTGTGAACGTCGGCCTGCGGGCATCCGTAGCCTGGACGAAGCTGCCCGCCCGCCCGAAAGCGTCTTGGATGGACGAAACCTTGCCGCCGCTTTCCAGGGTGATGCACTGCGGCAGGGCAGCTTCCATGAAGAACGTACTGCGGGGCGCGCCTAGCAGAGCAGCAGACCACAAGCGCCGTTGCAACCGCGCCTCGTCCAGCAGCGAAACCCCGCGCGGCATATCAGGTGACATCCTCGTTGTAGGGCGTGATATAGATTTCGTTTCCGCTCGCCGGGGTGCTGTTGCCCGCGTTGTTGACAACCGTCATCTGGCAGGGGAACGGATAAAGCCGCACCATGCGGAAGACCACAACCTTGGCCGAAGTCCCCGTTAACAAGCCTTCGGTGTAGGTGTCGAACGACCCTGCCCCCCGATCCGGCGTGTCGGTCCCGTCCCCGGCATAGACGCGCAGCGAGATCGACGCGCCTGCAACGGCGTTCAGCGACCCAAGCTTGACGGTGACAGTCGCGTAAAGATCACGCGCCGTGCTGTTGTTATAGGCCATAAAGGCGCTTTCGCTGCCGTTTGCCAGGCTGTTCAGCGCGGTCCCGGCCAGGTTGGAACTGCGGTTTCCGGGGCTTGCCCATTTTGCGACTGCCATCAGACGTTCCCCCTAGCAATGCCAATATCTCGGCTTTCGACCGTGCCCACGCCTTGCTGCTCCGCCCACGACTGCGGAACATCGGCCAAAGCCACCGACTGGTCGAAGGTCTGCTGCGATATGACTCCGGCCTGAAGCAGCGCGCCGAGCATCTGTGTTGTGTTTGCGTAATCTTCGGCGGACGTCGCCGGGATCACACTGAGATCGGGATCGGTCAAGGTCGCAAAAGCTGTGATTGCGATCTTCCGCAGCAAGGTCTTGGCTTCGAACTCCGGGTGGTCTTCATCGACCTCGACCTCCCGTTCTGCCAGCATTTGCAACGCGGCAAATTCCATGCGCTGCAAGAACATTGTTTTCACCGGTTCGATTGGCACATCCACCCGCTTTTTGGGCAAGGTCGTGTCCGGCGCATTAAGCGCGTCGGCAACGTCCGACTCCGCCATCCCGGCAAACTGCGCTTCCGCCACCTTTGCCGCGATTTTCTGTTCCCGCGTCAACGTCATTTCTCACCCCCATAGGCCCGCTTTGCACGCGGCCAGACATAAACCGCCAGCGCCGCCGAAGCGCAGGCCAGCCAGATCAGAAAATTGGCAGAAAACTCCTCGACCCGAATCCAGCGGCCCGATGGTGTCAGGCTGATCACGACTGCGGGCAAGACCGCGCCAAGAGACCAAAATGACGTGTCGCTGATCGTGTCGCGGCCCTGCCATTTTTGCGTGACCAGTTCAATTACGATCAGATAGCCCGCAATGACCACGCCCGCCGTAATCCAGAGCGACGGCACCCAGCCAAAAATCTGCGTCCATGCCGATGCAATTCCAGCGGATGCCACGAACGCGCCCGCCATGTGGCCCGCCTGATTGGTTAAACCTAAGACCGGCTGCGCCGCATAATTCTCCGGCGTGTTCAAATCTTCCCAGAACGCGCGCCAGATCGACCAGAACATCAGGCACCGCCAGCGGTCAGGGTAAATGCCGAGACAGTGACCTGCTGGCCCGTCGCAAGCGACACGTTGTCCAGCGTCATATCGCCGCCGCCGCCCGTCGCAGTGACCGTGCCTTGGATATGGCAAGTTGCGCCTTGGTCGATGCTGAAATGCGCCGCCGTCCCCGTGGCGTCCGCCGCCGCGTCCTGCCACGTACCGGCGATGGTCTTTGACCCGCTCGACGCCGCCCCAAGCCAATCCGAAGGAAGCACCAGCGTTGCCAGCACCGTACCCGTCCGCGCCGCACCGCAGTTGGCCGGGACAGCACCCGTGCGGATTGTCAGCGTCGGTCCAGTCCCCGTCGCCGCTTCGATTGCATCAAGCGCGGCGTTACGTGCCGCTACCGAAAATTGAAAAGCCATTGTCTTGCTCCTTAGTTAACCGGCTCTACGCCGATAATTTCACCGGCATCATCGCGGATAACCCGCCGCGCCTTCGACATACCCGCAATCGCCGCACTCAGAGCGTCTAGGGACTTGCC